TTTTTGTGGTCTATCCCACCGTCTAGACGGCTCAAGGTATCCAGCGTACTGGGCTCTCGCCAATAGAGATGGGAGGACTTGAACCTCCCTGTACGGCCTTAACCGATTACTCTTGTGTACTTGATGCCACGATATACGAATGTTACTTTCATGGTAATCTCCATATATCCAAGCCCCGTTCCATGCTTGGGTGTCATGCGTCCCTACTTTTTCTTTCGGGATGAACGGACGGTTTTTCTCCGTCTACTATGATTATAGTTAATACGTTTACTACTTGTCTTAGTGCGATTGAAGCGTGCCTTCTCGCCTTTAGACATCTCACCTGTAGTCTTAGGTGTCTTAGATGATACACGTCTAGATGGTCTACAAGCTGGGTAGCCTTTACGCTTTTCACCTTTCTGTCTGCCGCAGGGCTTACCAGTTTTGGTGTCAACCCACTTCTCGGCAAACCATCTTTTTAAGCTCATCTTCTTTTGCCTTTAGTGTAGCCGGGGCTAGTCTTCTTTTTGCCACCAGCTTTTACTTGCCCCTTACATACCTTCACGCCATAAGCGTTAGCGTATGCAGAAGGGTAAACTTTGAATTTTCTTTTGGCAGCTGCTTTACCACGTGGACATAACTTACCCATTACTTCTTTTTACCTCCATGCTTGCAGCCACATTTTGATCCTTTCTTGTGTGCCATTATACTTGACCTTTTTTCTTATTCTTTTTGTTTAGTAATCTGTCAAGAATTTTTTTACCATCTTTTGGTATAAAGTCATCAACTGACATGTCATTGACAGCATCCATCTTAGCTTTTCTTCGATAGAAATTACCGGGGTCGATGTTCTTAGCAACCTTGTTGCCTTTACGGACTTTCTTTTTTCCGTCTTCAAAATATGTTATTGCCATTAGCATTTCCAACGTCGTAGTGCAAGAGCCTTTCGTGTGGGCTTGCCATTTGGTTTTTTCATTGGGCCTTTTACGCCTTTCATACGGGCACAGAAAGACCTTTTACGAGCTCCTCCTCCGGGCTGAGGGGCTTTGAGATTAGAGCCAGTGGCACGATTGTACTTGGCTCTACCCTTAGCTGTTAGGCCGCCTTTGCGGCTCTTTTCACCTCTTCCGAGAGACAGGCTTACTCCTTTTTTTCTTGCCATTTTTTCTCAATTTTGCGAAGTCTGCTCCTGTGATCTTGTCACGAGGGGGTGCGACTCGTGCAATTTTTTTCTGGCCAGAGCTATAGCCTCCCTTTCCTTTTGGCATTACCAAATACCGGGTATGATTTGCCCTGTCCAAGCATAGTTAAGAAGAGCTGCAACTATACCTATCATGGCTAGTCTTCCGTTAAGCTCCTCTGCTGGATGCCATTTTTGATGTTCGTGGTTGTGGTGTGTCATGCTTCGTTTACTCCGTTTGTTGGTGATTTCTTTTTTCCTTTTGCTAAAGGATAAATCAGCCCCGGTATTGGGAGCTGTTTATAGTATTTCTTCTTCTCTGGCTTGAACACGTCATAAGGTGATCGTGGGTCAGAGGTAGGCTTCTTTGGTTTCTTAGCCATTACTTTTTCTTCTTGAGTTTAGCAAGCATCTTTTTCTTTTCTGCTGCTGTCATTTTCTTCTTGCCTTTTGGCATAGCTTTTCCGTAATGTCCGGGCATAGTTAGAACTCCAAATCTGATCTGTCTAGTTTTTCGATAACATCTTGCCTGTAAGCAGGGTCGTTATCATACCTTGGGTCTGACATAGCACGGACTAGCTCCTGTTGACTACGAAAGACATCTCCGTTGTTGGGTGCAGTTTTACCTGTTACCAATCTACCTTCGACTCCATTTGCGTTATTATACTCAGCCTTCAATCCAGCTACAGCTAGTTGAATAGCTTGTATGCTGCCTGTATTAACTACTTCATCAAACGCATTGATCTGTTCTGCTGGTAGATTAGTCTTAGCCCAGTTTATTATATTAGCATACTGCTGCTCGCCACCCGCTGAGTTCTTGATCTGATTAATTTGGGCCGTAGTAATCTCAGCTGGAGGTGCTGCCTGTTGTTGTTGAAACTCAGGAGTAGATTGCACTTCCATATAAGCTTTGATGAGATCTTGGCTAGATAAAGAAGAGAACTTAGCAAGAGTCTCTGGTGATAATTTATTACCATTATCAAAGTATTCTTTGCTAGCATCTGTAATCAATGTAGCACCCTCGGACAGCTGTGGCTTATCCTCGGGCTGCTCCTCTGCACTTGCTTGTTCTGGTTCTTCTTCCTTCTCACCTAGTTTCTTCTGTAACTCTATGTATGCCTTTTCTAGCTCCTCTGAATTTTTATATTTACCAGCTAGCAGTTGCTCCTGATCTCCCTGTAACTTTTCACCAACAGCAAGGTTCTCTTGCTCCTCTGGTGTAAGATTATCAGGCATGGTTTCAGTTGTAACTTCTGGTTGGTATGATAATGTTTCTGACATTTATTCTTCTGGTGGTTGTAAGTTACTTAGTACAGCTGCTGCTTGATCTGCTAGGTCAGGGTTTCTGCTAGGATCCATGAGAGGTGTGCCAGCAAGCTGACCGGCTTGATCTACAAGTGACTGATTAGTCTTGTCTTGTACTATCTCCTCCTTGAGCTGCTCTAGTTGTTCTGCTGTACGTATAAGATTAAGTACATCAATACCTTGTGCTGCTGCTAGACGTTTGATAGCTTCGCTTGGGTCTATATATTTAACTAAAGCCTCTGGGCCAAGTGTTGCCGCAACTGTTTGTATAAATCTAGTTAGGGATTCGTTATCTTGTCCTCTACCTAGACTGTTGATACCAGCAACTATCTTTGGTCTTACGACATCTTTCGGTAGTCTTGGTATCTGGTTTGATCTCTGTAGTATTAACAGAGTTCTATTTAGATATGGTACTAGAAACTCAACTGTGAGTAAGCTGAACAGCCCACCCAAAGATTTCTCTAGTTCCAACTGCGTGAGGCGTACCTCTTCGGCAGTTACTCTTTCTGCGTTCCTGATGTTTACAACCAAGAAAGCTTCAAGTATTCTTCTTTCTATTGCTGCTGCTAAGTTTGCAGCTGTAGCAAAGTCCGCTGTCTTGCCAACTTGCACGACTCCTACATCTTCTGGTCTGCCCTGTATGATGGCTCCGTTACCAGCTTTGGCAAGGGTTCCCGGCTTGGTTGTAGCAGATGGTGAGACAAGAAAGATAACTTTACTTGCTACACTTGCACCTTCTACCAGAGCTTGAGACAATCCATCAAGGCTCCTTAGATCCCCAATGAACTCCTCTACTCTACCACGTCCGTAGTCCTCTCCGTCTACTGTATTGAATCGAAGCACTAACCATGGTGAGGCGTTCTTCGGTGCTGTGCTCTGGCTACCATCGAGGATCATATCGTCCACTTCTTGATGCCACTTCCAGTTACCGCTGCTCTCATCCATCTTAACACAGGTGTATACCTCAGCGTCGTCTTCTGTAGCACCATATTCGCCATCTGGCTTTTCGTTAGGAGGGGGTGCTAGACCCAAAACCTTACGACTTACTAATTCTTTTGTAATGATTTCTATAACATTACCATTACCATCTCTTTCTACCACGTATCGTTGTAGAGGATAGTGTTTCAAACCATCTTTGCCCATAAATATCAGAGCATTGCCCGATACGATTAGGTGTTTTAAGGCTTGGTGTACGATCACACGATCACTTGATGCAGCAATGTAGTCCATAATCAATCTCTCAATCTTAGAGAAAGACAGGTCTAACTCACTACGCATCATAGGATCTAGTGTCTCGCCTAGTTTATCATCTCTTACCTGTAGCTTGAAGAAGGCTGTTTGTGGTGGCAGTATTGCTAGCATAAGTTTTGCTGCAAGTGTTACCACTGCCTTTGCTCCTACTGACTGGTAGGGTTGAAGTAGAGTTCTTTTGCCTTTGTAATGTTCGTCACGGGTGACTAGATAAGGTAAGGTAAGTTCAGAGCACTCTACAGCCATGTCTAAGAATTGTGTTCTACCTGACGTAAGCTCAGAGTACCTTGCCTTAGCCTTATACATTTAGTCCTCCAGTTCCACCGCCACCGGGGGCACTGAGATTGATTTTAAGAGCTTCTGTACCTGTTCTCTTAGCTGTTCCACGTGGGTCAGTCTTTGAGGATGTGCCATACTCAACGCCTGCTGTTTCATCTGGATCTAATAATTCTTTTTTACTAGGTAGTCTAGATGCTGCCACTAAATCTGGCTGTCTAGGCTGGATTGGGGCTGGTGTTGATATTGGGGTAGGTGCTCTTCTTCCAAATATACACATGTTATTCGTTTAAAATAGATTTTACATATTGTACCACTTCCCATTGTCCGGAGCGATACATGATGGAGGCTAAATCCTCCTTGGGGTGGACAGGATACCAAGCGAACTTGGATTCCAAATCCTCTACTAACTTCTCTAGTTTTTCTGTGTGAAAACTAAGCGTATTGAGGGAGGTTGGTGTTTGCATGTTCAAAGAACGCTGGCATGCGAGCTGCTTTTGTGTCGGCAAACTGTGGTGCTTTGCCTTCATACATCAGCCGGTCGCTCGCATC